CGAAAAGCCCGAAGTTCATTATCATCGATTCTTTTCAGGTCGCCCCGTGCGACTATCCGCAGGCCAAGGAACTGATGGACTGCTTTCCGAAGAAGTGCTTTATATGGGTAAGCCAAGAGAAAAAGAGCCAGCCGATGGGAAGCGGTGCGCTGAAGCTGAGATATATCTGCGACATGAAATTGCGTGTGGTGGGTTATAAGGCATACTGTCAGGGACGTTCCATCGGTGAGCCGGGAAGCTATTTCGTGGTATGGGAAGAAGGAATCATTCAAACGAGTAACAACTTGTGATATGGAAAAGCGAATGCGAAAAAGGCGGGCAAATCTCCTGTACCGTCTCCGGAAGAAAGGAGTCCGGTGCATCACCAAGCGCCGCATCATAGAGTACCCTTATGGCGGAAACCCGCTGGGCGTGATACAGATAAGACGGCTGACGTCGGAATATGATTTTTATGTACAATTTGTAATAACCGATTAAGACATGAGCACAAGAAAGAACATCATCGAATTGGAGACACCGCCATACCTCACTGTCTGGAAACCGGACGAGGCTGCACTGGAAGTATTTTGCAGCCCCGGGCATGTATGCAGCTGTTGCAATGGCAACGGTTGGATATGGGGCGAGAACGAGATAGGAAAGTCTATACACAAGGATTGTCCCGTATGCAGGGGCAGTGGAGAACTCGAAGCCGTCGTTACCATAGAGTGGAAACCTTCAAAACAATAGAAACATGACACAAGAGATAACCAATTTCGCACGTTTTTACGCTTTGTTCAACCGGTTGCCCTATACCGGCGACCGTGAGGAGTTGAAGCGCCAGATCGTCCGGGAATATACGTCGGGACGCACAGAAAGCCTGCGGGAAATGACAAAATCGGAATACAACAACTGCTGTACCGGCATGGAAAAATTGACGGGGCGTAAAGACGAGATGAAACACCGGCGTTCCGTTTGTCTCAAACAAATGCAGCAATTGGGTATCGATACGACCGACTGGGCGCGTGTCGATAACTTTTGCCGCCACCCCCGGATAGCGGGAAAACCGTTCGCCCGGATAACATTCGACGAACTCCCCGCTTTACAAAAGAAACTGCGGACCATTGCCCGCAAAGGAGGCTTGAAACCTGCCGGAACAACCATTGAACAACAGGGAAAAACGGTCTGCATCGTTCTCGATCCTCATACCCTTATAAACTGAGATATTATGGAAAAGAAAAACGAATCCGCCCTTGAACGGGTGAAGAAAGAACTGGCGTTGCAGACATCGGAGATGGAACGCCTCGAAGCCGCGCAATTCCTCGGCGAGCTGGCCGACTGGGCCTATGCCAACAGTGAAGCGATGCTCATCGACGACGAACCCGGAGCCGATGACATGGATTTTTACCAACATTTCGATAACGATTAAAATGTATAGCGATGGAAAAAAACAAAAAAACACTCCGGCATTATGTTGTAAAGGTGGTTATTAAGCCACAGGGATTTAATAAAGTCTATTTGGAGGGCATATTCATTCCCAAAGGAGAAGAATGCTCCGCATCAAAGATAAAAGAGCAATGTTGGGATTTTATCAAAACCCGTATCAAGTATAGCCAACTGGGTATTGCCCCTGAGCAAGTAGAGAAAGAAATCAAGGTCAAGGCTTTGCCGTATGATTTTCTGGTTTGCGAGGATAAATAACCAGTATTCAATCATTTAAAATCAATACAACCATGAACGAAGAGAAGAAACAGTCCGTCATGATGACGGAAGCGCAACTCGCCGAGTATGAAGCCTACCAACGGGCCAAAGCCGCCAAGACGGCAAAGGAACAAGCCAAACGCGACCGTGCTGCCTACGGCCAGCTGGTCGATGAAGAAGTAACCGCCGCCCTGCCCCGGCTCAAAGAGCTGAGCGGGACGATTTCGGCCGTCAAGGGAGAAATCCTCGAACGGTTTTCCGCCATATTGCAGATGAAAGCCGATGTCCTGCGCCGGGTAAAAGAAGACCAGAAGTCCCATACTTTCACCACTTCCGACGGTACCCGCCGCATCACCATCGGCCGCCACCAGTGCGACGGTTGGAAAGACACCGTAAACGACGGCGTCGCCATTGTCAAAGAAGCGTGCCTCTCGCTCATCAAAGACGACACCACGCGGGCGCTCGTCAACCAAATGATGCGGTTGCTCTCCCGGGACGCCGCAGGGAACCTGAAAGCCAACAAGGCCCTGCAACTGCGCAAGCTGGCGAACGAGTTGAACGACGAACGGCTGAACGAAGGGATCACCATCATAGAAGAGGCCTATATCCCCCAACTGTCGAAAACCTACATTTACGCCGAATACAAGGACGAAAAGAGCGGCGCATGGAAACAGATCCCCCTCGGCATGACCGAGGCATGAAACACACGGGTAAAGACGGGGTATAAAAAATAACCCGCCCACCCGATCCGGCAAGCGAGTTACAATTTGGGGAAGTTGTAACAAAGGTAAAACAAAATCCGGGAAAAACAATGGGCGGTCGACGTAAAAACACCCTCCGGCGGATAAAGTTGGTCTGCGACATCGTCCAGCAGCATTACGAGCCGGGGAATTACGCCAAAAGTTATTTCAAAGTCTGGGAACGGTACGTCAACCCCGTTTACCCGATGTGTTACCGCACCCTGCTGCGTTACATCGCCACGCCCTTGCGAGAGACCCGGGAACAACCGGAGAGACCCGGTCAGTTATCACTATTCGACAAAAACGATCACGATGGGACAATTTAAAGATTTGCTGTTGAGCATACAGGAACGGCTCGCCACGGTGCCGGAGCTGAAATACATCGACAAGGACTGGGGGCAGTTACGCTACGAGCAGCCTGCGGTGAAATATCCCTGTGCGCTCATCGACCTGGAACAAGCCGGTTTCACTGAAACCGGCAAAGGCGGACAATTGGCGGACGTATCGGTAACGATCACCATCGCCGACCAGCGGCTCACGCCCACGTCGCTGTATGCCCCCCGGAAAGAAGACGGATATGCCGCCATCGAACTGATGGAGAGCGTGCACGATGCCCTGCAACTGTATTATGAAAAGGGGTTCGCACCGTTGGTGCGGACGAACTGGCGGAAACTTCATGTCGGCAACACATTCGAAGTGTATGCCCTCTCTTATGCGACGCAATTCACGGCGGGCCATGCCGGAGAAGGGACGGTCATACACCCCGAAGGGATAAAGATAACCTTATACCCCGGAAGTAAATGAAAAGGCGGAGTCGTAATCGACTCCGCCTTTATTTTTTGAAGAGCCGGTCCAATGCTTTCCCGATCTCTTTCACGGTTTTCTCCCGCAAACCGGGGGTGTCTCCCATAAACCGGCGTCGGGGCATAATGAATCCGGTGCCCCGTCCCGCTTTCAAGCCTTCGTTATGGACCGCCCCGTAAGGCTCCTTGCTGCCGAATTCCTGCGGGGAAGTCCATACGGTAGCCCGTCCTTCCCCCACCTCCTTCACCTCGATGGAACGGCCCAAGTCGCCGGTATCGCCGGTCAATATGTTCCGTGCCGTCCGTGCCGGGTGGTGCCTTGCCGCATACCGGTAAGCCGGAGAATGCCCGTCCCGGCGTTGTACCTCTTTCCACTTCACCCCGTCGAAGCTCTCGGTTCGGAAGTTGTTTTTAAACTCCGCAACCGCCGTATTCGCCGCCACCAACGGGGCTATACGGGCCATAAAGTCGGGCGAGATGCGTTGCAGCCGTTCTATTTCCGCTTTGAATTGTCCGGGAGTCATTTTTGCCATAAAATATTTGTTTGTAAGAAATTATCGTTATATTTGCAAAACAACTCGCGATCGAGCCGCTGGCTGGGACACTTGAGTTGGGCAAAGAGGCGTTCCGCCTCTTTGTTTGTTTTATAGGAAATTATCGCTATATTTGCAGAACAACGCGCGATCGAGCCGCCGGCTGGGTCATTTGCGTTGGATAAAGGGGGATTTTACCCCCTTTATTTATGCTGATATATAACTTCATCGGATGAATTGTATATAATAAGGCCTTTAAATTTATAATGCCCTTTCATGAACCGTTCGGCCGTTTCGATCACTTTTTGAATCTCTTTTATTTCCCCGCATATCTTCACGACGGCATAGTCGGCCTGCTCGTAAGCGTCATACAGGCGTTCTTTGAGTTTCGCCCCGTTTCCCTGCATGTACTTGAAGTCGGCGACCCACTTGTCGCCGTTGTCCCATTCGATGACGGCATCGGCATTTTTATTCGCCCCGCGCGGTGTCATGCCTTTGGGGTAGAACCGGGGCCGCAGGCCGGCATCCTCTTTTACCACATTGGGCAGCAGTTTTATACGCCTTACCCCCTTGTTATGCCGGCAAAACAGGGTAGCGACCTCCATGTTCCCGGCGATTTCGCCCGGCTCGTGCAACACGTGCGACAGCACCTCCGCCGCGTCGATTTTCCCTTTACCGAAGAAACCGCCTTCGCCCAGTTCCAATATCCCCCTGCCTATCCGGTCGTGCCCGTTGGCCGTAAAATATATCGACTTTTCCGAGAAGATCTCCCCGGTGATGCCGGGATTTCCGGAGAGGCCCGCCGGCGGGGGTGTAACCTTCACCCCGTCGTGGTCCATGTCATCGGCGGTTTCCTCCCAGTCGCACTTGCAGTTCCATTCGTTGCCGGGCTGGTTTTCCAGCCAGAACGGGTCGGTCTTCGCCCATACGCGGTTATAGTAAGGGACATGCTGCGGACGTCTTTCGGCGCTCCGGCTCGGCAACCAACGGATATTCGGGAAAATGTCCGCATGTCCTTCCCGGTTGAAGTCGGTCCATTGCCTGGCCGTCCGGCAGCGTGCCACGGCCGTGTTGTATTCCGCGGCCTGGTACCTGTTGAACGCCCTCAAAGCCCCTTCGGCCCTTTTCAGGGCCTCTTCTTTCGACACGCGGGCCGTCAGTTGCCTCTTGACCTGTTCCGTAGCATGGTAAGCCTTGTAAGCCGCAAACCTGGCCGCGTTGGCTTCCAGCCGGTTTGCAAGGCCGAAATAACGGCTTCCGTACCCGGTATCCCCGAAAACGCCGCGGACGCCTCCGAGCAGGTTGCCCGCGTATATGTCGAGCAGGCGTTTGTTGACGGCCGCATCGAAATCGTCCGCAATCTCCCCGATGATCCTGCCGAACATCTCCCCGTCCGCCAGAGGGAACATTCCCGCCACCGACTGCCCGAACTCTTTCAAACACTCTTCCAACGCCGTTAAAGAACCGTTGAAATAGAGGTCGTCAAGGGTGGACTTCAAGGCTGGCCGGCCAGCCCTTAAAAGAAAAAATCATCCGGCAGCTCCCGTGTTTCCCCGCTTCCGGAAGCACCCGCTTTTCCGTCCTTTTTATTCCCCGGAGCCGGAGAAACCGCCGGAGCCGTGTCGGTACGCAATCCGGTAACCTCAATGCCGAACGTCTCGCGTATCCAGTCTATGTCGAAATCGTAGTACTGGGAACCCTCGTGTACCATTTTCCACAGCTTTTCCACATCGACCTCCTTGGCGATGACCAGCCGCAGCCCGGGTTTGAGGACGCCGATGGAGGCGAGCGCCGGGAGTATGATCCTGTTGAAAGAGGATTCTATGAAACGGTTATCGGCCTTCACCACGGAGTCGAGCAATTTGGAGGAACTTTCCTCCTTCGAGCGGTTCCCGTTCACGGTATCCTGCCCCAGCACAGCGGCGAGGTTCAGCAGGGAAAGCTGTTGGTTGCAGGTATCGATGAGATTCTTGTACACCTCCCCGTTCGTGGCGACACCCTGTGCAAAATCGAAGTTCTCCTCGGTATCGATGATGAAGTAGGCGGCCGAACCGATCTCCTTCATCATTTGTTCCGCCCGGGAGAGCATTTCGGGGTCGGACGTGTTCGTTTTCATGACGCGCGGCGGAATGCCGAAGATTTCGCACAGCTCGCTCCAGCACGACATGGCGAACTTCTTCATCAGCACATAGGGGACGGCCTTGTTGAGCAGCCCCAAATCCCCTTCCCGGGGGTATAGTTCGACGAGCCACCGGCCGAATTCCGGTTCTTCCCGGTACGACACGAATTCGCTCCCGTAGGTGTCGGGATAAAACCGTCCCGTCTTGGGCGCCACGTTCTGGCGGCGCACGAGGTCGGCACGGATACCGTCGGGCGTATAGGAAAACTCGATCAAGGAACAGCCGTAAAACTTGCTTTCGACAATCAGCTCGACCAGCTGGTCGAAAAGGCCGCTGTCCTTGAGTATCCGGGTTTGTTCCTCGTCGGTTTTTCCCCCTTGCACCAGCGAAAAGTCCACCCCCTGGCTTTTGTCGATACGCAGTCCCACCTGGGAGGACATCAGTGCGTCGAGCATGATTTCCTCATAGAGGTTTTGCAGAAGTACCTGCCTCGGTTCGTAATCGTTGGTAGCCTGTATCCGGGCCTTTTTCCAGTCGGCGATGTCTTTCCGGGTTATCGACTCGTGCCGTTCGATGACACGGCGCACCAGCGAGGCCCCGTTCTTCCGTTTTCTCCCGGAAGGGGCATGGTCCTGTTTTTTTCTTTCCATTATAAAGAATGATGAAATTTGGGGTTAGAGCCGAATTTGGCTTGCAGTTCGATATTGCCTTTTTCGTCCGTCCGGAGCGGCAAGGCAGGCGCGACAATCCCTTTGGCCACGTTCTTGAAAAAGTCGACCACGCGGTCGTAGCGCTCTTTCCACATCTCATAGATGGTTTCGGCATTGCAGATGGTGATGATGTGCCATACGGCCATGACCTTGACGTTTTCGAGAATCATGGCGTTCCGTCCTTCTCCGACGGCCGAGAATATCTTCTCCACGTCGTAGCGGTTGGACAGGTAAGACTTCGCTTCTTCCACGGCTGCTTCGATGGCCTGGCAAACGATTGAAACGTCCCCGCCGGTAATCTCTTCGACGACATGGGCATACATGGCTGTTTTCAATTCTTCTGCGGATAAATACATATATGTCAATATTTACGGTTAGGTCTGTGTCCGACGATGTAACGGGTATTCGCCGTCCTTACTTTGTTGCTCAGCAACCACACGGCCCCTTCGAGGGCGTCGGGCGCATCGTCGTGCGCCTTGCTTCCCCGCTGGAACGTCAGCAGTTGGTCTTCGAGCACTTTCATGCCTCCCGACGATTTTTCCGCCTCGTTAAAAAGAATCTCCCCGCGTTGGAAAAAGGGCTGCAGCGCCTCGATGCGAGCGAATTTCTCCGGTTTCTTCCGTCCGTCCCCGGTAATGGGGATCTGCTTTCCCGAGGCGATACCCGCTTTGCGGAACTCGTCCATCAACAAGTCCTGAATGAAATTGGACTCCATGTAATACCGGACGGGCGTATCCCCCACAAAGTCGCTTATCTCGTAATGCCACCCCACCATGACCGACACCTTCGTCTGGTCGGCGTAAGCCTTTATGACATGGAACTTTCCCTCTTTGGTCAGCCCCACCAAAAGCGTGGCCTTGAAGTCGTTTTTCGACGACGATTTGAACGACGGGTCGGTATAAGAGACGATTGCGCGGTATTCCCGCAAGGGAAGCATCTTGCCGTAGCGGATATACTTCCGCTCGAAAACGGACCCTTCGTCCAGCGGGTTGTTCATGTATTCCTTTTGAAAGCGCCGTTCGCCGACTTCCACCCGCAGGTCGTTGATTTCCGACAGTTGGTAATTCTGCCACCAGGACGGTTTTCCTTTTTTGTCGAGGGCATTCACGACGGTATGGTAAAAGTGGGGGCGCGAGGCCATTTCCCCGAGAATGGAATATTGGCCGATGCGGTTTCCAACCAGGACGAACCGTCCCCGCCCCATGGCCATGGTGCCGATGAGTGCGCTCAGGCACCAGTCGACGGCTTCGTCCACCCTCCGGGGGTTGCGACACATCTCATCGTCGTCGATGTCGTCGATGCTGATGTAATTCACCCGCAGCCCCCGCCTTTTGATACCGCGCGGCGATTGTCCGCGCCCGAGGGCGATGAACATGGAACCGTCGGCGCAGACGAATTCCCCGTCCGTCCAAAGGCCGTCCGTTTTCTGCCTTCCGAAATCATGCAGAAACAGGTCATTCCCCTCGAGCTCCGCCTGCAAGTCGGACAACAGCCGCCGGGCCATGTCCGCACTCTTTGACACGAGCACCATGATCATTGGCTCGGGGTTTTCCTGTATTTTCAGCCAAAGCGGAATCATTAACGATATGTGTGAACTTTTCGCATGGCCACGAGCCCATTCGAGTACGCACCGTGCGCGTGGATTGTTTTTTATGTATTCCGCCGCTTCTATCTGGAACTTCCCGCATCGGGAGGTCGCCAAATGCGGGAAATAGGCTTGCACGAAAAAATCGTAATCCTCCCTGGCCCGGGCCATACGCTTTTCGCGCTCCGCGTCTGTACCCTTAGGTATGACGGACGTTATGTTCCGTATCTCTTGAATATGTTTGGCATAACGTTCGAGCGCTTTTTTATATCTCTCTTTTTCTCCGGCCATCATGTCTCGTTTGAGGTGATATATTCTATGTATTTCCTGTGGAAGCCGGTAATCGATTCAAGCATTTCGGGAGACAACCGCTCGTCGACTTCCGCCCGTTGCACCAGCCAGCGGTCGAGGGCGATGATCACGTCGATGACCGTCGCCCGGGTAACGGTCTTGGCGATACGTTCGGCTGCCGCCATGATTTTGACCAGGTTGTCCGAGCATTTGGTGATCGTCCCGATATCGGTATTCCCGTTCTCGATGTTCGAGATGATGAGTTCCGACATTTTACGGGCCGCCGCCATCATGGAGTTGGCCAAGGCAAGCGTCGAAGTGTTCTGCTCCTGTTTTTTCTTGTCCCACTCCTCTTTTCCCGCCCACCGGCTTACCGTCGCTTCCGTGGTGCCTACGGTCCGGGCTATCGACTTTTGGGATTCCCCGCTCATGAAAAGCCGGAAAGCATACCCTTTCCGTATTTCGATTTCTTGTTTCGTAAGAGACATTCGGATATATCTTTTTAATGCAAAAGTCGCTTTCAAACGGCGGGTGTCAAAAAAGAGTGTACAGAATGTCCACACAATTTGCCTCAGTAGAAAGCTGTTGCGATTTTTGCCGGAAAACAGCGGGATAGAGCAGAGGCAGCTCACGAGGCCCATTACCTCGAAGTCGCGGGTTCGAATCCCGCTCCCGCCACAAACCTTTTTCGAAAGATCCGCCGGAAGCGGCAATCCGGCGGATAACCGTGGAAACTGTCATACGGGGTGAGTTGCCGCCTTGCCAAGCCCCGTTTTTTATAAAAACAATGGCAAAAAAACTCATCTGGACAGACGAAGAATTGAACAGTTACGGTTTCCGGGTACTGACATCGGGCATCGACCTGACGCGCTTTGAAAAGAATCCCGTCATGCTCTTTAACCACCACCGAACATTGTACGGGAAAAAAGACGAGATACTCCCCATCGGCATTTGGAAGAACTACGGGGCCGGGGAAGGCGGCATCATGTCCGGCGAACCCGTTTTCGACAAGAAAGACGATTTTGCGGCCAAGATAGCGGATAAAGTAGAGGGTGGTTTTTTGAAAGCCTGCTCGATCGGGATCCGTATCATAGAGGTGAGCGAAGCCCCCGAGCACCTTAAACCCGGGCAGACCCGGGCGACGGTAACGAAATGCGAATTGCGCGAGGTGTCGATCGTCGACATACCCTCCAACCCGAATGCAGCGGGCGTCGTCCTTTACGACGACAATGACCGGGTCATCGAATTATCCGACGAAGGGGAGTGCCCCGTCCGTCTTATTCATAAACAAACAAATCACAAGCCAATGAAAGAAATTGCTTTGAAGCTCGGGCTGAATGAAAATGCCGGGGACGCGGAGGTGTTATCCGCCATCACCCGGTTACAGGAGGTCCACAGAGAGGAAATGGCCGCCCTGCAAACGGCGAAAGAGAAAGCCGAGGCCGAAGTGAAACGGTTGTCCGAAGAAAAGGCCGCCGGGGAGAAAGCCGAGGCCACCGCCCAAGTGGAGCAGGCCATAAAAGAGGGGAAAATCCCTGCCGACCTGAAAGAGACCTACTTGAAGCTGTTCGAGACCGATTTTGCGAATACCCGTAAGATTCTCGGAAGCATGCCCGCCCGGCAGAGCCTGCGCGGGAAAATCGCCGACGGCGGGGAAGGCGAAAGCCTTGCAAAAATGTCGTGGGACGAGATCGACCGTTCCGGCCGTTTGTCGGAATTGAAAGAGAAGTACCCCGACCTGTACGAGAGAAAGTACAAAGAGATGTGTTCAACGCTAAACATTCAAAATTCATAAAATGGCATTACAAGTTCAAATCTGGATCAAATCCATTATCGAAAATCTGTTTGCAGACAATTCCTTCGCCTCCAAATCGGTGGACCACTCGGAATTCGTAAACGAGAAGACGGTCCATGTACCGAATGCGGGTGCGGCGCCTTCCGTGGTGAAAAACCGTACCACCTTTCCCGCAACCGTTACCACGCGGGAAGATGTGGACCTTTCGTATGATATCGATGAATTTTCGGTCGATCCCATACGCATACCCAATGCGGACAAGGTGGAGCTTTCGTACAACAAACGGGAAAGCATCATACGGGGATCACGCAACAAACTGGCAGACGACATACACGCGTCGCTCATCTACTCCTGGATTCCTTCCGGGGTAAACACGATATTCACCGAAGGAGCTGCCGTTTCCGCCCATATCGCTTCGGCGACGGGAAACCGCAAATCGATGACCAAAGCCTCCGTCGAAGCGGCACAGCTGCTTTTCGACTCGCAGAACATTCCGCAGACGGGCCGTTACATGCTCTTGGACGCTTACATGTACAACCAGTTGAAGAACTCGATGACGAACAATGAGGTCGTCGCCTTCCTGGCGGGTGCCGACCCGGAAAAGGGCGTCATCGGGGAATATGCCGGCTTCCGGTTCTACAAACGCGGCCAAGTGGCCAAAACGACCAAAGCCGGAGTCCTCAAGGAGTGGAGCGCGGCCGCCGATGCGACCGATTCGGCAGCCGGCATAGCCTGGCAGGAAGATTGCGTTTCCCGGGCTCTCGGTGCGTCGATTCTTTTCGACGATGAAGGCAACCCGCTTTATTACGGCGATATCATCTCTTTCCTGCAACGTGCCGGAGGAAGTTATATCCGCTCGGACAAAAAAGGTGTCGCGCTGATTTGCCAGGCAACCGAGGCAGCGGGAGGATAAGCCACACGGGTTCCGGGCGCGGTTCGATCCCGCGCCGCCGGCAGGTAGGGGTTGGAAACGGCCGGACCGGTTTGTTTCACCCCGACGGCAGGGCCGCACCGCCTGTTATCCGTTTTCGGATATGCGCGGCGGCCCGCGCGAACTCTCCCCGCCGGAAATTCAAACACCATTTATAAACGATTTTACCTCTATTAAAATGCAAAAAGAAGAAAACAAAACGGATACGGGGAATACGAATACCCGACCGGGAGAACCCGAAAAGAAAGAACCCCAAACCGACAAAGCGGAAAAAGAAAACCGTTCAAAGAAAAAAAAGGAAGAATCACCGCTTTCGGATACCGAAAAAGAGGGCTTGCGGATACTTTCCTGTTATCCCGTCCGGGAAAAGGTTTTCATGACCTCGGACAATTTCGGCTTTTTCGACGAGCACGACGCCCGCGAACATGCAAAACGCCTCGGTGATAAAAATGTTGTTACAGTCAAACGAAAATAGAAAGAAGCCATGTTACCACGTGTAAAAATAACCTATTCGAATGGAGCTCTCGGACAAGTGGCTGAAATGGACGACGGTTGCCTGGGCTTTATCGCCATCGGTGCGGCGGAGGTGGCCGGGGAAGAAAATTTCAAACTGGGCAAGGCTTACTCCCTCAAAAAGCTCGCCGACCTTGAAAGTTTGGGCGTTACCTCCGAAAACAATGCCAACCTTTACCGTAATGTCAAGGATTTCTATGCAGAAGGCGGTGACGGTCTGGAATTGTGGCTCATGGGTTTTGCCGAAACGGCCGCTTTCGCCACGATACTCGATAAGGACAATGCCGGCGGCGCAAAGTCGCTGTTATTGGCTGCCAAAGGCAACATACGGGGACTCATCGCTTTCAAAACGCCCGGAAAAAGTTACGAACTCGACGATTCCGAGGGTGTGGACGCCGATGTCATCGCCGCCCTTCCTAAGGCACAGGCTCTCGGGGAATGGGCCACGGACAATCGTTATGCCCCGATATTTACCCTGTTGGAAGGGTATGCCTATTCCGGCAGCAATACCGAACTGCCCGACCTGAAAACGATGAGCCATGACCGTTGCGGCATCGTCATCGGCGACACGTCGCAAGACAGCCCGAACGCGGCTATGGGTATCGTTGCCGGACGCATCGCTGCTACGGACGTCCAGCGTAAGATCAGCCGGGTGAAAAGCGGCGCCCTTACGCCGGTAGAGATGTTCGTCGGCGGGGAAACCGTCGAGGAAGCGGATGTGGAAAGCATCAACGACAAAGGATACATCACGTTCCGCACGTTTGTCGGCAAGTCGGGTTACTTCATCGCGGACGATCCGCTGGCTACGGCCGCCACGGACGATTACAATTCGTTGTCGAACCGTCGGGTCATAGACAAGGCTTATCGTATCGCATACAACACCCTTATAGAATCGCTCAACGACGAAGTGCCTATCGCCACGGATGGAACTCTTTCTCCGGCTTGGTGCGCCTCCGTACAGGGCGATGTCGAACAAGCCATCATCAGCAGCATGACCGCCAACGGGAACCTCGGAAACGACCCTGCCGACCCTGACGATACCGGCGTGGAGTGTTCCATCGATTACAAGCAGGACATTCTCGCCACCTCCCGTATTGCCGCCGGCTTGCGTGTCAAGCCCAACGGTTACGCCAAATACATCGATGTCGATCTCGGTTTCAAAACCGCATAAACAAGGAAACAATGTTCAACAGCAGAGAGTACGAATTTGCAGACCTGACCGTCTTCATGGGCAACCGCGACATTTCCGGCCTTCGAGGATTGAAATATGTCTACAAACAAGAAAAAGAAGCGCTTTACGGCAAAGGGAACAAACCGCTGAGCATTCAGAAGGGCAACAAGTCGGGTGAAGGGGAAATCACCGTTACCCAGTCCGAACTGTTGGCGCTGGAAGTTGCCGGTGGAGGTTCCATACTGGACCTCGAGGTAAAGATCGTGGCCAATTACGGCAATCCGTCGAAAGGGGACATGATCGCCACGGACGAACTGATCGGTTGCCAATTCACCGAAGAACCCAAAGAATTGAAACAGGGGGACAAGTTCATGGAATGTACCCTTCCCTTCATCTTCCTGGACAAGAAAAAAATCGTTTAACCGGACGGGAAACCGTCATAAAAACAGAAATCCGTCATGGAAAAGGAAAAACCGATCGGAGAAGCCACCGCCGAACAAATAAAAGAGTGGAAAGAGACCCATAAAAACGTATTCGCCATCAAGGTGGACGATGCCGGCGGGAGAAAACATGTCTGTTACCTGCGCGCACCGAAACGGAAAGACCTTTCGGCCGCTTCCGTAGCCGGCAAAGCCGACCCGTTGAAATTCAACGAGGTCATATTGCGGCAGTGCTGGCTCGGGGGAGATACGGATATCCGTACCGACGACAGCCTGTTCCTCGCCGCCTCGGGAATGATACCCGATATCGTCGAAGTCGGGGAGGCCGAGCTGGAAAAGTTATAGAGGCTGCGGCCGTCGATGATGCCGATACTTTCCGGATCATGGCGGCGCAGCTGCGCTACTACATGCACATAGAACCGGACGACCTCGACGACGAGGCTTTCGCCGCCCGGTATAATGAACTGGTATATATCCGGAACAAGGAAAAAGAGGCGAATAAACCCTAATAAACGAACCGATGGCAGGAAATATCGTTGAATATACCCTTTCCCTACAAGATAAAATCTCGGGCAAGCTCTCGCGCATAGGCATTGCCAACGAACGGCAATTGGCGGTGTGGAGCCGGGTGCAACGGCAGGTCGTACAGGCCGACCGTACGATGCAGGACTTCGGCGTGAGCATCGGGTCGTTGACGGGACGTATTTCCGCCCTGCGTGCCGAGCGGGAGTGGATACCGGCCGGGAACATCGAGGCGATACGTGCCACCAACCGGGAGATACAATCGCTTGAAAGGCAATTGCGCCGGTTGGAGAGTACGACAGGCGGCCGTTTGAAGACGGCTTTTTCCGAAGCATTCGGTACCCTGCCGTTTGCCTCGGCCATCACCAACCCTATCGTACTGGCCGGAACGGCAGGATTGGCGGCTTTGAAGAAAGGTTTTGAACGGGAAAAGACACAGATATCCTTCGAAGTGCTGCTCGGCTCGAAAGAAGCCGGCGGGCGCCTGGTCTCCGACCTCCAGCAATACGGGGCGGCCACACCCTACATGGCAGCCGACTTGCAGGAAAATGCCAAAATGATGCTCTCCTTCGGCATCGCGGCGGACCGCGTCATGCCGAACATCCGGATGTTGGGGGATATAGCCATGGGCGATAGGGAAAAGATGAACTCCCTGACACTGGCCTTTTCCCAAATGACCTCCACCGGCAAACTGATGGGCCAGGACCTCCTGCAGATGATCAATGCCGGATTCAATCCCCTGAATGAAATATCCAGGAAAACCGGCAAATCCATAGCCGTATTGAAAGATGAAATGAGCCGGGGTGAAATATCGGCGGAAATGGTCCGGGACGCCTTCATTTCGGCTACGTCTGCGGGCGGGCTGTTCTACAACATGACCGAACGTCTCGGCAGCTCGAAGTCCGGAAGATGGTCCACCTTGCTGGACAACACCGTCATGCTGCTTTGGAAACTGTATGACATCATCGAACCGTTCATCAATCCGGTGTTTGCCGTTTTCTCCCGGCTCATCGACTACACCGCCGCCCTTTTGTCGTGGATACATAAGGGCGTAACGGGCTGCGTGTCTGCTTTCAGACGCTGGTTCGACCTGCTTTCCGGGGGGAACACGGCCGTAACCATCCTTACTGCCTTGTTGGGAATAATGGCCGTAACGATGGGGATCGTCATAGCCAGGGCCAAACTGGCTACCTTGTGGGCGGGCATAGTTACCACGGCCAAATGGGCGTGGACAGCGGCACAAACGGCATTGAACGCCTCCATGTGGGCTTCCCCTACGACATGGATCATCGCGGGTGTGGTGGCTCTCATCGCCGTCATTGCCTACCTCTGTTATAAAATAGAAGGCTGGGGTTCCCTCTGGGAGGGCGTAGTCGGGTTTATGAAATACACTTTCTACGCTTTCGTCGACGGGGCAAAGTTCTATTTCTCCACCCTTGTGAACGGTATCATGATCGGTCTCGACAAAATAAAGTTGGGCTGGTATGAATTCAAAGAGGCGGTAGGCTTGGGAAACAGTACGGAAAACCGGGCAGCCATAGCCGCCATCGGTGCCGACGTGGAAGCCCGGCAACAGGCCATCACCGCAGGGAAGAAACGTGTGGCCGACCACTTGAAGAATGCCGGTCGCTCGCTCGCCGGCATCGATATGTCGTGGAACTCGGAAAAGTCATTGCCGGATATCGTCTCGGGCCTCGGGTCCAAACTGGGTATATCTTTCCCGTCCATACCGGGCCTCGACGGGCCGGAAACGGGAGGCGGAATCAATCCGACGGGCGGGGAAGCGGCAAAAAACGCCACCGAAGCCGTCGCCACGGGCGGGACACGGAACACGACCATCAACATTTCCATCGGGAACATGGTCGAACGTATCGTTTACGAAGGCGGCTACGATGACAATCGGGAAAACATGGAGCGGGATATGGAGAGCCTCTTTATCCGGGTTTTACAAATGGCAAAAACGGCGCAATAATGGCTAAGATCGAATACGAGCTGCAAAAAATGATTCCGCGCGTGGAAGTTTCATACAGCGGTAACCCGCTGGACCCGGCGGCCGTCCGTTACTCGAAAGCGTTGGGAAGTTTCGGTGCCTTACCCCCGTACATCATTCTGCCGGGCGAAGACCCGATCACCTCCGTCTCCGATGCGGAGGCCGTCAAGGGGGAGATGACCCGCCAGGGTGTCATACATTCCCAAATGCCCTTTAAAGTGAAACGTCCGGACGACACGGAATGGTTCACCTTCCCCATCGAACCTCTGGTTTCGGTCAGCGGGAAAAACTCGATCATACGGCGTTCCGTCGCCAAAGGGACGGCAGGCGGCAGCGTCAAGGAACGGTGGTGCCGGGACGATTACACCATACAGATACAAGGCGTCGTTTCCTTCGACGGGAATGCTTATCCCGAGGAACAGGTCCGGAAGATAACCGCGCTTTTCAACGAACGCCGGAGCATAGAGGTGGCACAAGAAGTGCTCCTTATACTCGGTATCAAATACCTGGCGGTGGAATCGGTCTCTTTCCCTCACACCAAAGGGTTGAACAACCAAAATTTCAGCATCAAAGCGTACAGCGACAACAATACGGAACTTTTCATCTCCATCTGACCATGTATTCCCTCGACTTCGACATCACCATAGGCGGTTACCGGTTGACCCTGCTCGAAAGCGTAACGGTCAAAGCCGGAGTGGAAAATCTGGCCGACACGGCCGTGATCGTCCTTCCTGCAACCGTGTATAACAAAGCGCTGGAAATCGAGGGAAAAATCAAGGAGGGGGATGCCGTTACCGTCCGGTTCGGCTATGACGCCGACCTGTCGGAACTCCCGGTCGAGTTCGAGGGGTACGTGGAAAGTATCTCCACCGATGACGGCAGCATAAAAATACAGTGTGAAGATGAGTTGTACAATTATCGCAAAGACCTGCCCGACAAAGTTTTCACCGATGCCACCGTAAAAGAAATCATGGAACATATCAACAGGGAACTCGGCGGTTTCGACCTCTCTTGCGATTATGATTTCAAATACGACAAGTTCACCCTCTACAACGCGACGGGATTCGATGTGTTGAAAAAGATACAGGAGGAGACCCGGGCGAACATATACCTGAAAGGCAGGACACTGCACATACACCCGCAATATGCGGAGATAGGCGGAACCGTCATCTATGATTTTGCCGTGAACATAGAAAAGTCGGAACTGAAATACCGGGAAGCACGGAACCGGAAATTCATCTGCACCATCGAGGGAACCGATGCGGCCGGTAAAACGGTGAAAGTTACCAAAGGTACTCCCGGCGGGGACAAATTCAATTTGAAAATACCGGGAGTTTCGGATAGGGCCACCCTCGAACGCCGTGCCGACGAAGAGCTGAAGATTCGCTCATATACCGGCTATGAAGGGAGTATAACGGGTTGGCTCGTTCCCTATGTCGAACCGGCATGGGTTGCGGAGATAAGGGATGCGGATTATGGATACAAAACCGGCAAATATTATGTCGTCGCCGTCGAGACTTCCTTCTCTTCGGCCGGCGGAAAAAGGAAAGTTACACTTGGGAAAAAAATAGGCTGATGGACAAATACTCGCAGATAGCGGCATTGCTTCGGGAAATTACGGGAACAGGCAAACCCTGTTTCGCCTTTTGGCTGATGGAAGTGGTCTCGGTGGATGGGGATACCTGCTCGGCCCGGATAGGCGATCTGGTGATTCCCGGTATCCGCCTTTCCCCAGTCAAGAAAGGGGCGGAAAAAGGTTTGCTAATCACTCCGGCCAAAGGCAGTTCCGTCTTGGTGGCCGACCTTTCGGCCGGAACGATGCGCGAACTGGCTGTCATCGGTTTTACCGAAATTGCCGCCATCGACCTGCATGTCGGGGAAAGCAGCGTACGCTTCACCGGAAAAGCCATCGAAATAAACGGCGGCAGCAACAACGGGCTGGCCAACGTAAAAGAACTGACCGGGCGGCTGAATCTCATCGAACGGGATATAAACGTGCTTAAATCGGTGTTTAAAGCTTGGACGCCTGTACTGCAGGACGGTGGCGGTGCCCTGAAAACGGCGCTCGATACATCGTGGTCCTCCACTTTGACAGAGACGCGGGAAGCCGACATAGAAGACACGAAAGTTACACACTGATGAAAGGAACTGGCATATTACTCGACCCGGAAACCTCCGATCTGAAAATAAATACGGTCCGGGACGCACAGGGGCTTATCGCCGGGGGATTGGAAATAGGACGTACAACCTATCAGAACCAGGCCGTCATATTACAGGCACACAAGGGGGAATTCAAGGAATATCCGCTTCTCGGGGCGGGCATTTCCGATATTCTCGGTGATGACGAAATAACGGCTTGGAAGCGGGAAATATCCCTACAACTGGAATCGGACGGAATGACAATCAACACGGTGGAAATCGACACCGTAAAAAACAAAGTTACGATCGATGCGGAATATCACGGTACATAACGGACAATCATTGGCGGATATCGCCGTGCAGGAATGCGGGGCTTTTGAAGCCGTCTTTTCCCTGGCGGCAAGAAACGGTCTTTCTGTAACCGACAGCCTCTCCACCGGCCGGCTGTTGGTGTATGGGCAGGAGGATATCGTAAAAAAACAGGTCGTCGCCATGCTTGCTGCCGGGAAAGTACGTCCGGCGACGGAAGTAACGTGGGAAGAGATGTCGGCGGTTCCTTACGGGGGCATCGGCTTTATGGGTGTCGAGGTGGATTTTATAGTGAGTTGACGACAAAAACAGGAAGGAAGAATGGCACGGACAATTACAGAAATAAAAGAGGGCATCGCGGCGGATTTCATGCGCAACGAGGCGGCGGCTTCGGCTTACGGGTTCACGCCGGGCGACAGCTTTACGGAACGTTTCAGCAAAGTGAGCGTCGAGAGCGTGTTGTTTTATGTCGCGGCCTGCGCGGTGTGGGTGCTGGAATGCCTTTTCGACTCGCACGCGGCCGATGTGGACAGCCGCATCGACGAGATACTGCCGCACCGCCCGAAGTGGTACCGCGACAAGGCGTTGCGCTTCATGAAAGACAGGACGCTCCTGCCCGACAGCGACGAATACGACACTTCGGCGATGAGTGAGGAAGATATGTCCGCCGCCCGGGTGGTGAAGCACGCCGTGGCGGTGGAAAGCCGCGAGACGTCGGTTCTGACGGTCAAGGTGGCGGGCGAGTCGGACGGCCGCCGCACCCCGCTCGATGCGGGGACGGCGCAGCAGTTGGAGGCTTATTTCGCCGAGATCAAAGATGCGGGCGTGCGCATCGATGTGGTGAACAAGGAGGGCGACCCGTTCGGTTGCGAGGTCGACATCTACTACGACGCCATGCTGACGCCCGAGACGGTGAAGACCGATTGCGAGGCGGCCATCAAGTCGTATATCGAGAACCTGCCCTTCAACGGGGAATATACCAACATGGCGCTTGTCGACGCCCTGCAAGGGGTCGAGGGGGTGAAGGTGGTCGAGTTTGTCGGCGCTTCCACCACGGACGGGGCGGCCATCAATGCCCGGTACGTCCCCGATGCGGGATATTTCCGTGTCGATACCGATACGTTGACGTTGAACATGAAAGTCTAAACAATGGGTAAATACGATGTGAATTTCCGCCGGCTGGCCATGCTGTTGCTGCCGACCTTCTGGCGGAGGCCGTTGTTCGGCGCGTTCGCCTTTGCGTTGGTTACACCGGTGAGCCACCTGCATGTGCGCTTCATGCAATACCGGCAGCGCACCGGTTACCGGCTGCGGCATAACGGGCAGGTCTGTTACCTGCGGGCGGTGCTCAACGACGAGTTCGACCCGGAACTGCGCCGCATCACCCTCTCCGACAGCGACAAGACCGACTTCGGCACGGTGGTTTATCCTCGTGCGGAACGCCGCCCCTTGAAGCTGTCGCTGCGGGCGGATTCGGCGGGGGTTAAAATCTATCGACGCGGATTCACGGGGGCCGGGGCGGTGGACTTCATCGTCGGGATTCCCGCCGCGTTACGCGGGCGTATCGACGAAAGCCGCCTTTTGGGTATTGTCGACACCTACCGGCTGGCCTCGATGCGCTATGCCGTTTTATACGGGGATTGAAAAGGATTTGTAAACAATATATGATGAAACGAACGATTGGCAATTTTACGACACAGGCCGAGCAGTATTTCCCCGTCGACGCGGAGACTTTCGCCTCGATGGAGGAGAACATCAGCCTTGTGCAGGTTATCGGCAACCTCGCCGGCGACAAGGCCGTGATCCGGGGTTGCGAGCTACAAGAGGAGGGCACGAGACGCGCTCCGGGTTACGTGTTCCTGCGCACGAAAGAGTTCCCCGACGGGGAGATCCTTTATTTCGAGGGCGGCCCGGTGGCATCGGGTATGTACCTCAACGCTTCGGCGGTTACGGTATCGTCGGGAGGCGTGGACTTCCCCCGGGCCTACACCGTGCGCTGCCTCTCGCCGGGCATCGGCGGGGAAAATTTCAAATGGGAAGATTTCCACGAGGCAGATACCCTGCCGGAGTTGCGGGCGGAACTGTCGGCACTGGAAACGGCATTCGGGAAGATACAGCCGCAACCGGTGGGTTCGGTACAGCTCTTTGCCGGGGAGAAGGTGCCGGACGGCTGGCTTCTCTGCAATGGGGCGCAATACGCCCAAAAGGATTACCCGGAACTCCATGCGGCCGTCGGGACGGCCTTTAACCGGGCCATGTCGGCAAATGGCGTGGCTTATACCACGACTGCCGGCTATTTCCGAGTACCCGACCTGCGCGGGCGGTTCGTCGTGGGTCGCAGCGACACCGATGGTGACTACAACGCTTTGGGGGCTGCCGGCGGGAAGAAAAATGTAACCCTCACGGCCGAAGAGTCGGGGCTGCCGAAGCATACGCACACGTTTACGTGGATCTCCATTACCAACTCTGCCCCGACAGAACGCGGGGAGGAAAATTCGCGAATGGCCCGGGGAAACACCGGGGCAATGTCTGTCGCCAAAGAGACAGAGGCAGCCGGAGGCTGGGACGCCGCGAAGTCGCACGAGAACCGGCCGCCTTACTATGTACTGACCTATATCATCAAAGCGCGATAGAATGGCAACAACAAGGGAGACATTGAAAAAATGGTTCAGCCGGGGGGCTTATCCCACGGCCGGACAGTTCGCCGCGTGGATAGACTCGTTTTTCCACAAGGACGACAAGATACCGGCGGCCTCGGTCGAAGGTCTGACGGATACGCTCAACGCCAAGGCCGATGCCGAGACGGTGGACCTGATAAAGAAACGGCAGGAAGAAGATACCGCCCGTATCGGCGACCTCGAAACCGCAACCGGAGAACTGTTCCCGAAAATCATTGATTTGGGAGAATATTCCTCGGGGAAAGGTTTCTATTTGGACGAAGATTTGGACGAAATAGCCGCTGTAATGCTTGCCGTCACCAAAGGTAAATCCCCACTGTTGTTGAAAGCGACGACGCAATTCAGGGAACCTTTGTTTTTGGGGTCAGCCGTTGTACAGATAGAAGACGGGGTGGATTACAGGTTAACTTTTTTGTTCGATAACGGTCGATCTTACTCGATTTCCTTCGAAACAGGTTATCCCGACACGATTACGCAGGGATTCATCGATGGCAACGGTACAATTACGTCGGCGGATTACACGGATAAGACGGATTACAAGGAAATATAACCAATAAAACATAATCACAATGGCAAATATTAAGAAGTTAAAGGAAAACGGGAGTACAATCTATCCGGCGACGATTCCGGAGGCAGTGGTGGATCCCAACAACAAAACCAAACTGAGCGAAATCATAGACGATTTGGCCCTTACGTTCGGGGACATGGGTGAAAGCAAGAATATCATTCAGGCCATGTCCGACTTGCGTAGCACCATAGGGGAACACAGCGAAAGCGGACTTGACGGATATGCTCAGTACTTAAACCTGTTTATTGACAAAGTAAACTCCTTCCTCGAAGATGCGGACGCTTCGGACACGACGATCAACCGCTGGAAGGAGATCGAATCGTTCCTTACGGGCATTACGGACACGAAGACGCTGACCGGGTTGTTGAACGATAATCTGCAATCGGCGAAAAGTTATGCGGACGGGAAGGTATCGAGCGGTACGGCAAATATGGTAACGATGTCGGCGAATGCGGCGGCGTCCGACCGGGTACTGACCTCGGCCGGAAACAATAAAACGGCGAAGGATTCCGGTGTGGCTATCGGCGACTTGGCAAGAAATACACCGGCCTCTACCTCTGCCAACGGGTTGATGAGCAAAGAGGATAAAGAGAAGTTGGACACGTTATACACGGACTTTGCCGATCTTACACCGGAAGTGGTTACTATGGACGATTACGAGGACGATGATTCTCCCACAATGGGAATTATCGTTCACGACAGATCCGGCGGGTCGACCAAGAAGGTGAAGAACTCGGGTGTCCTCCTTAATGACTTGTTGAGAAAAGATCAATTTCCCGTTGCGACGACTTCGACCCTCGGCGGCGTGAAGTCGGGTGGCAATATTACCGTAGCGTCGGACGGAACGGTTACGGTGAACCGTGCAGATGCGGCATCTACGGCCGACGAAGCAACGAGCGCAATCAATGCCGACCATGCGAAAATAGCCGACAACGCGACGAAAGCGAATGAGGCGGACTTGGCTACGAGAGCGGACTGTGATGGTGATGGCGACCCGATCATATCGACCTACTTGAAAGCGGAAGCTGTAACCGATGTAACGGTTTACCCGGAGATAACGATTTGATAAATGCGGAGGGCGGTTATTTCCCGCCTGCCTTCAATACACACACAAACATGGCAAGGATAAAGAAACTGAAAAATAACGGGAGTACGATTTATCCGGCAACGATATGGAATGCGGTAGTGGACCCGGATACGGGTATGACCTTGAAACAGCTTGTAGCCGAACTCACCGAAGCACTCAACCGGGTGGACGCTCATACGTTGCAAGGGCACGGAATCGTTACGGCGGGGGAACTCGACCCTAAAAACAAAATCCCCGTCGTGGGAACGGACGGGGTCATGGAGATAGGCCGGTACCTCGACTTCCACATGGACGGGTCGACGGAAGACTACAACATACGCCTGCGGTGCGACACGACGGGGAAGTACCAGCACTACCTGCCCGCAAAGACGGGTACGGTGGCTCTGACGAGCGACATTCCCGACATACCGGGTACAAATTATGTATATGGTTGTTTCGACAGTGTGGACACTTATGTAGACCTCAGTACCCTTCCCAAAAGCACATGGAGTTCGCAAGCCCCTGTCTACTTTGTTTCGGAAGATACCGTATACCAGCGTTTTTGTTTCTTTCTTAATTATCATTTCGACTCTGACAACAACACGGTAAGCGCATATTTCGTGGCGAACGACCTTGACGGTGCCGGCATAGGGCTTTATTATTTTGAGAATAAGAAAGCTACTTCCAATAACGTGCGTTTTGACTTTAAAGCGATATAGATATGTACGGCTCACATAACAGCCTGACGGGCTATAAACCGATGAAATGGTGGGGGCAGCTCTTACAACCCTTCGCCCGGTGCCAGCGGGAGACTGTCGAGGGACAGATAGAGGGCGGTACGCGGGTATTCGACCTCAGGGTACGCTTCGACGGCAACGGCGACCTCGTGGCCTGCCACGGGTGGGTCGGGTACGAGGCCGATGTGCCGGAGGTCATCGCCCGGCTCGAAAACGCAGGGTGCTGCTACCGCCTCGTCCTCGAAAACGTCATGGGCGGACGGAAGACCACTGCCGATGACCTCGACCGGCTCAAAGGTATGTTCCTTACCCGGGAACACCCGCACTGCTTATACGTCAGCGACAAACGCGACTGGAACACCTCCCACAATCCATATTGTCCTATACGTTTCAAAGAGCAGAGACGGCACGGCGGCACGGGCTGCGTCATTCCCCGCCTGTGGCTGTGGAAATATGGCCGAGACCGTTACCGGCACTCGCTGAACCTCAAATGCGATGCCGATGCCATTTATTGGTACGACTTTATTAAAACCCCATAAAAACGGAATGGTAATGGACAAAATATTCAACTGGGAACAATGGCGCATCATCGCCGTATCGGCCCTCAGCCCTGTGCTGGCCTTCCTCACACCGACGAAAGGATTCATCTTCGCACTCGTCACCATGTTCGCCTTCAACGTCTGGGCAGGCATGCGGGCCGACGGCGTATCCGTCGTCCGATGCCGAAACTTCTCCTTCCGGAAGTTCAAGAACGCGCTGGCCGAACTGCTGCTATACCTGATCATCTCGGAGACCATCTATTCGATCATGCAGAATTGCGGCGACGACACCGCCTCGCTCATCGTGATGAAATCATTGACCTACGTCTTCATGTACGTCTACGCGCAGAACGCCTTCCGCAACCTCATACACGCTTACCCCACCAACAAGGCCCTGCGCATCATCTACCACGTGATACGATTCGAGTTCAAACGCGCCCTGCCCGAAAACGTGCAGCGCATCGTCGAGCGCGTCGAACGCGAACACGGTGAGGTGATAAACGAAGAATCCAACGATAAAAACAAGGAGAATTGATATGAAACTTTTCTTAGAAAGACGATTCAAGGGAGAGTCCTATACGATAGGCACTCTGTATGTGAACGGGGAGCGGTTTTGCGACACGCTCGAAAGACGTGTACGCGACCTTGCCGGAGGAGAATCAAAAGTGCCCGGCGAGACGGCGATACCCGAGGGTGTGTATAAAGTCATCGTGAACCGCTCGCCGAAATTCGGACGCGACCTGCCACGCCTGCTCGACGTGCCGCAGTTCGATGGAGTATTAATGCACCGGGGAAATACCGTCGAAGACACGGCAGGTTGCATACTGGTAGGGGAAAACAAGGAGAAAGGGAAAGTCCTCAACTCCACGCCTTACGAAGAGAAGCTCACCGCCCTGTGCAAGGCGGTCTTGTCCGGAGGTGAAACCATAGAAATAAAGGTTGTATGAAAAACGAAAAAATCCCACCGGCGATAACTGCCGCTATATTTGTCTTTATCGCTATCGTACTGCTGCTTTTCTCCTCGTGCCGGACGGGTCGACAGGTCGTAGTAGTAGAGGCACGGGACAGCGTGCGGGTAGAGGAACGGATAAGGGAGATAAAAGTAACCGACACCCTTTTTGTGGAAATCCCGGGGCAAAAGGAATCGACGACAGTACGGGATTCCGTCTCCCACCTCGAAAACGATTACGCCGTAAGCGATGCCCGCATCATGGCCGACGGATCGCTATACCATTCTTTGGAAACAAAAGCGCGTACCGACACTATTACGCAAGAACTGTCCGTGCAAGCCCGAGACACGATTATCTACCGGGAAAAGGTCATACCGAAAGTCGTTACCGTCGAAAAGCAGCTTGGGTGGTTCACTCAAATGAGGCTGTGGCTGGGCAACGTCATGATCGGACTCATCGCCGGAGCTACCATTTGGTCAGCTGCGCGGCTCTTCTTGAAGAAATAAAAAATATAGGGGGGATAAAAAAGCCCCCGACCTGTTAGTAGAGATCTCACCCACATACTAACACAAAGATGCGCCACAACGCACAGTCGGGGGCTTATGCCTTCTGACCGCGATATGGCGCTTTTTGTGCTTTATTGTATGTGAGTGAGATATTGCAAATGTAAAACAATAAACCGAAAAAAACGATCGAATGAACAAATATTATCAAATGCTGGCCCGCAGACATCTACCACCTCTACCTCATGGCCCGGCAGATAAACCTGCCCCTCGGATCGATAACCCTCAATCTCGGGAACGTCCACATCTACGAAAACAACCGGGAAAAGACCCGGCAGCTGCTCTCGGGAAATGAAAATGTGAAATTTGAATTGAACGTATAATTGTATAATCCCCTGCAATGAAAAAACTCTACCTCTCCGCCCCACTGCCTTTCATGGGGCAAAAACGCATGTTCGCGCGCGACTTCATCTCCGTCCTCCAACAATTCGGGGACGCCCGGGTCTTCGTCGACCTCTTCGGAGGCTCCGGGCTGCTCTCGCACATCACCAAGCATCAACGGCCCGACGCGACGGTCGTCTACAACGATTTCGACGACTACCGCCGCAGGCTCGACGCCATAC